GGAAAGCATACGTCTATAACCGTGAAAAAACGTTAGCTGACGCTGATTTCTTAGATCCAAACGAAGAAATCAAAGAGTCTGCATCAACGTTCGAAGAAGTCACTGCCAAGTTACGTATTTTGGCTGGCGACGTCGACATTGACAAATTCCTTGATTCCACTATGGATGACACCAACAACCAAATGGCGATCCAAGTGACGCAAAAGGCGAAGGGTGTAGGTCGTAAATTCCACAAAACTTTAGCTACTGGTGATGCTTCTGTTAATCCAAAAGAATTTGACGGTATCGCAAAACTTGTAACTGAAGAGCAAACAATTAGCGCCGGCCCAGATGGTGGCGGTATCACTTTAGCGTTGTTAGATGAATTACTCGACAAGGTTCCTCATGGAGCTGACTGTTTAGTAATGCGTCGCGGTACAATTCGCGCGTACCGTAACTTACTCCGTGTAACATCGGGTACTGACGCTGTTATGCAGATGGTTGAAAACTTTGGTCGTCCAATGTTGACACACAACGGTGTGCCAATTGTGATGAACGAGTTCTTACCAGCTGACGAAGTGATGGGCACTAATACCAAAACGTGTTCAATTTACGCAATCCGTGCAAACGAAGTAGACGGCCTTCATGGCATCTACGGCGGTGGCCCTGCTGGTATCGTTGTTGAAAACATCGGTACTGTACAAAACAAAGACGCAACCCGTATCCGTTTGAAGTGGTATGTTGGTTTAGTCTTGAAATCAACTAAGTCTTTAGCGCGTTTAAAAGGTGTTACCAACATCTAATAAATCAGTCACTACTGACTTACAATAAAAGGGACTATTTAGTCCCTTTTTTGTTGTGTTTCAATTGATGCAAGATCACCAATAACTTATCATTCAAAAATCTACTAAGACAAGGAAGTCAGATGAAACTACGATTAACAGCTAAGGGCTATGAAAACTTCACTGGGCATATGGGCGCCGTTTATTTCGAAAACGGTCTTTCTGCTATGGATGTATTGCCAGTCCATGCGGTACGCATTGGCAGCACAATTGGCGCCGAGTGGGAAAATGGACAATCCACCAACCCGGCTGAATTGTTGGTGTCCAACGCAAATACGAGCGCATTAAACTCACAGGAAGCTTCTGAATACGATCAACGCATGGTTGAGGCTCAAATTGATGATGCAATCAAAGCTGAAGAGCATCTAAATAAAGTGGCACAACTTGGCATTGTCGCTACAACTGACCCCGATGCCAAACTCCCTACACCTGAAAGCAAAAAATACACCCGTGAAGAACTTGAAGCCATTGCAGAAGAAGGTGGGTTAGCAGGTCTTCGCGCTGTAGCTACCGAAGTTGGCGTAAAGGGTGGTTCGATTGTGGTGTTGATTGAGCGCATCTTGGAAGTTGCAGGTGCCTAATGAACATTTACTTAGTTGGCACACCAGTTAAGCTAAATGTTGATTTCAGCGACAGTGACGGCAACCCTCTCGCCGTCACCGAAGCAAAGTACCGTGTTGTTGACCAAGACTCCAAAGAGTTACTTCAAATGCGGTCATTCGACACAACACTTGGCGAGCTGACAATCCCTTCAGAAATCAACACCATTGCCGCTCTGGACATTAATGCCATCACCACTGACAACAAATTGAATTTTCGCACTCGCGAAGTGCGCGTTGTTGAATTTGAGCTAACCCTACAAGACGGCAACATCGTACCGCATAACCTCGCTTATGCGATTCGATTGAGAGATCCTCTAATTGCCGGACTTAACAGCTTCCAAACGATGAGTCAGGCAACTTTAAGCTCCCTTTCAATCAGTGCATTGAGCGCATGGAATGAAGCGAGTCTCGATTCGAAGATTAGCGCATTAATTGAGGCCTACGAGCGCATTTGTAAATTAGGTTTTACTTTAGTTGATAACCTCGACCTTCTTTCCCCGAAAGATTTTTCAGCTTTGGACGCTCGATTTGTCGATGCGCTCAAAAAGGCTCAAGTAGCCGAAGCAGATGCAATCTTGGGCGGTGGAGAGTCCACATTGATGAGCCGGAAGCAAGGATTGCTCTCACAAACAATTGGCGAAACTCATGAAACCTATCAAAAAGGCATGCCATTAGATTTAGTAGTCTCTAAATTGACCATGCGTTATTTGAGTGGGTTCATTTCGACAAATAAGCGAATTGGACGGGCTTAATGAATAAACACGACATTGACATCGCTCAGGCAGGAGCGCTAACCAAAACTTTCGTTATGGCGCTAAATGGCGCCTTCTTCACTGTTCGCGGCAATAAGTCCAAGCCCACCCCTCAAGACATTGAAAGAGCGAAGATCAATGTTCAGATCGCCTCATATACATATCTTAGTGCGGTAGGGGAGTTGCTTAATCCTTCACACCCTATGTCCAAAGAGACACGGGCGAAAATTATCAACGTCACCACACAATTAATTCGTCAAGCAAACGCATCAATTGCAGGTGGCTACTCAAACAAGGCGGCTCAGCTGCTTGGTTCGAATGTGCATGGCGCACAGGGGCAATTAATTCAGCGAAAAATGCGCCAACTGGACTTGCGCGTGATCGACAAGCATGGGCGTGGGTGGAGCGACCCATCTCGGCTAGTTGAGGAAATCATGACTCATCATTTTTCAGGGGAGGGAAATGTTCAGACCTAATCAAACTTGCGTGGTTCGTTCGATTGCTGGTTACAGCGTTTATGGCCAACCACAAGAGGGAAAGCGCAAAAGGGAAAAATGCGCAATCGTTCGCTACGTCATCAAGAATGAAAAGTCTTCTGTGCGAGCCGACTCTTCCGCAACACGAGGAAATGCACGGGAGCAACAAGCGGATGCAATCTTCTTGATGAGCCCCAACACAACTGCGGACATTGACAGTGTAATTGAGTTACATAGCCATGATTTTCGCGTTGTTTCAAAAGAGCCACGTTTTGCAATCAGTGGTCGCCTAGACCATTTTGAAGTTGGTTGCAGTTATTGGAGCGACAATGAATCTACTACCACTAGCTAAGCTGCTTCAGACTAAACAGGTTGGCATTACGGGGCAGACCATCTTTGTCAACATGATTCCAATTTCCGCCCCAAAAGGCGTGTTGTTGAGAAATGATTTACCCGGAACGGAAATCGATTACGAGCTTCCCGGATATTTCAAAACAGGATTCGTAGTCATTGTCCGAGATACTTCCTTTGATCTGGCTGAGCAAAGGATGCAAAGGGTGAGTGAAGTTCTCACACTCAATGACACAACTGTCGGAGACTTCCACTTCAACTATTGTCGACCAAAAACACGACCTAACGCATACCCAATGTCTGCGGGGAACTTAATTGAACTCGCCGCAGAATACAGCGTTTGTGGCTATGAAATTAAAGGAGAGTAAATGTTCAAAAAGGGAAATTTTGGAAGACTGCGAGCAAGACTGGAAGCTCTTTCAGAAGTGCCCGAAAAAGTAGCTGCAACAACCTTGCGTGACTGTGCCTACAAGGTAAAAGAAACCGCCATCAATATGACACCAATTGACGAGGGCGACCTTCGACGTTCAATTAAGGTGCGTCGAATTGGCGGTGGTACAAATAAATTGGGGCAATTTAGTCGAGGGCAATCCAGATGGGAGGTGTATGTCAACATGTCCCAACCTACAAGCGGCGGTAAAAAAGAAGCTTTTGTGGGGGAATATGCTTGGTTAATACACGAACACATGGGCTGGGGAAATGTGCGCATGTCAATCATGCCTTCGGAACGATCAGTGGCGGCGGGATTAGCAAATGGAGTTCATGCCGGCGGGCGCTTCATGGATAGAGCGCTCATGTACCACGCCAAAGAGATTCAGAAGGATATTCGCGCACAAGTTCTTAGAGAAATCAAGAAACTGGACAAATAACCCCCTCTATGATAGATTGCCAAAAATCAGTCATGGATGACTGAATATGCCTTTGCAAAGGAGATGACAATGGCAAGCGATGTTAAAAACGTCAAGCTTGGTGTTTGTAAAATCATGTTCGATGGAGTGGACTTAGGTTTTACAAAAGGCGGCGTTGACGTAACTGTCTCAACTGAAACCCACAAGGTTCAAGTTGACCAGTTTGGCCAAACACCAATCAATGAATACATTCTCGGTCGTACCGTAGTTGTAAAAGCCCCTCTCGCAGAAACCACTTTGGAAAACTTGGTAAAAATCATGCCTGGTGCCACTTTGGTTACTGACGCTCAAACCCCTGCTAAAAAACGCGTAGATGTTCCTACTGGCGTTGGTATCAACTTGCTCGACTTCGCAAAAGAATTGGTATTGCACCCAATTGGCAAGCCTGATACCGACAAATCTGACGACTTTGTTGTTAAACGTGCGGCAACTGCTGGCGCATTGGATTTCGGCTACAAGCTGGAAGATGAGCGTTTGTTTAACACTGAGTTCAACGCGTATCCAGACGAGAACGGCAAACTGTTCTCTATTGGTGATCCGGCAGCTGGTAAGGCTTAATTTATAAATCAGTCATTACTGACTGATTTAACAACCTCCTAACAGCCCTGTCATTCGCAGGGCTTTCTCAGATTCGAGACGCGCAAAAATGAAATTATTAAACATTGAAAACATCTCAGTTAAAAGTGATCGATTTATCGAAATCGCTGGCAAAAAACATGAACTCAAAATCATGAGCGTTGGGGAATTTACTCAATTCGTCAAAGATGCTCGTGAAATTGCAGCTTCGCGTGACCCTCTTCGTGAACTTGAATTTGCCATCAAAGTTGTTAGCTCTGCCCTTCCAGACGTTCCTGTTGAGGAAATCGAAAAGCTTCAACTTCCTCAACTTCAAGCAATTGTTGCGTTTGTTAGCGGACAAGACAATGACTCTGAAGAGGCTGATGAGGCGGCAGACAAAGAGGGAAAGTAAGTGCCTCTGCGCCAAAGCTTGAATCTTTAGATTTTGGATTCCTGTTTTGTCGCGTAATGCATTTTTACTCAGAAACCTATCAATCTCTACTCGCTATGCCAATCAAAACATTTTGGTTGCTTAGCAACAGTGTTGAACGGATCGAGGCTCAAAGAGATCTCCGACACTTAAAAATTGCGCTGGCAGGAAGCATGGGCGCAACTCAAGAGGGCATTGAGAACCTAATGGAGTCTCTTAGAAAGGAAGTTGGCGAAGTAATCAAGGGAGATAACAACCCAATTTTAAACACCGAAAGAGACGAAGCTGGATTCGAAGCGCTCCGAAATATGACATAAGGATGGTTAAACACACATGATCGGCGGCGGCGAAGTTAAAAACAGCCTCACGTTAGATGCATCGCAATTTGATTCCGCAATTGAGCAAGCCACCAAAAAGGCAATCGCGCTTGAGAAGGAATTAGACAACCTCGGTAAACAGTCAACTAAGCTCGATTCAAAACTTGCTGATACAAAGCAGGGGATGGTCGAGCTTAATCGTCGTTTTAGCGATGCTGAAAAAACACTAGGCACCACAAGCAAAACATTTACTGATGCTCAAAAGAAAGTTGGCGAAACTACCAAGAACGTCGACTTGCTTTCGCGCAAGCTTGAAAAGCTGACAGGTGCGGCTACTCAGCAAAAAAGCGCCATCACTTCCCTTAAAGAACTCACCGACCATTACGGCAATACCATTGATGGTCTAAACCCCGTACTTGATCGCGTTCGTAAAACCGAAGAGCGACTAGGCAAGTCTCGCATCAAACATGCTGGCGAAGGGGCGGAAAAGGAAAAAACACGTTGGCTTGAGCGTCGCCGCATTCTCGCTGAGGAAGAGCAGGCAAACCAACAGTCCTTAAAATCTCGCGAGCAGCTTTATAAGCAATACGAAGCCCTAGAGCGCAAGTTAGAGACTGTTAAGCGCAATGCCACTAGCCAAGCTAATAAATTCGCCACAGCGACAACTGAGCGCGGTTTAGCGGCATATAAAAACCATTCCGGCAAAGCAAACGCTGCGGAAGAGCAATTAACAACCCTTCGCCAAACCAAGCTCGCAATTGAACAGTCTGTTTCCATGTTGCGGGAGCGGAACAAAGAGCTTAAAAACGCAATCAAAATCACTGATGATGGCTTGCGTCTGGAACGCCAAGAGCGTGATGTTTTAAAAGAACAAAATGACTTAGCCAAAAAACGCAATGATACAGAGCGCGAACGCATTCGTGCTATTAAGGACGTCGAAAAGGCCGAACGTGGATTGGCCGCCCTTAAAGATCGTGAATCAAAACAACAGATCGCCAACTCCAAACAGGAACAAAGAGCGGCTGAATTAAAGATCAAAGCAGAAGAGCGCGATTTAAATCGGCTTGAACGCTTAAAGGAGCGTAACCACCAAGCGGAACTAGCGCGTCGACGCCGCGAAGCTGCTGAAATCAACCGCGCGAATGCCGAAGCGGCCGCAGCGGTAACTGCTGTTGGAGCTGGCGCGGCAACCGTTGCGGGTGTACATGAAGCGGCGAGTTATCAAGATGTCGAAGATCGCGTTCGCATGCTTAACTTATCTCCTGAAGAGTTTAATCGCTTCAAGGAGAAGTCATGGGATTTGGCAAGTACTGAAAAATACTTATCCAGAACCGCAGCAATGCAAACCCGTCTCGATGCTCTGACGGCAATTGGCTACAACAAAGAGCCAACGATCGACAAAACCATATCGAGCGCTTCTCGAAATGCATATCTTTTGCGTTCTTTGGGTTATGAAAACGGCACACATTCAGACGTCGTAAAAAATCTATATGGTTTTGCCGAAGCAAGGCAGGTGATGGATGACCCTAACGAAGTCAATAAGTCATTTGATATTGCCCGCAGAATGGCCGTTGCTTCAGGCGGCAAAATCAAGATGGCCGACATTGAGACGGTGGCCCGTAATATTGGTGATTTGCGCCAAACCATGTCTTCTGAAGGGTGGATTAGACTCGCCGCAGTAATGGAGCAGTTTAAGACAGCTGGCGGCGGAAACGGTGGCGGTGGTGGCGTTTCCTCAGTTGGTACCATCTTTAAAATGATGAGCCTTTATGCATCAGGCAAGCCAATAACCAACACGGCGGCTCTCAATTTGCTTGGTGCGGACGTTATGAACGACGCATTCGCCGATGGTACGTCGCAACAATTCCAGAACTCGCGAGAAATTCAAGGCGCAATGATGAAAGCTGTGAAAACAGCTGGCTTCAAAGACGTCAAGGAAATGTCGAAGGACCCTATCAAGTTCTTTGCTGGATTGCGTGGTCAATTGCTCGATTACATGATGCAAGACGCACAGTTCAAGAAGTTCTTTGGTGCAAATACGCCTAAGCATAGCTACAACGCCGAAGGGCGAATGATCGGTGCAAATGGTCAGCTGGTAGATCAGCGCACACAAGATGACATTGAAAACGCAGCATTTAAGCGTTTCTTTGCACAGTCGGGCATGTCCAACAAAACCATTGACGGTATGTTGTTGACCATGAACCGCAGTTTTGTGGAGCGTTCAAACCACGCAGCTGAAACAGCAATGGGATCTCAAGGCGAACTTGAGGCGATGCAAAATCTAACCGAGAACTGGAATGCCAACATGGACATTCTAAAAGCTTCTTTGGCTGATTTTGCTGTCACCTTTGAGCCTCTTCTTGCTAAGTTAGCCGAAGTTCCTAAGTTCTTTGCAAGCATCATTCGCTCATTCAGTGAATTTGGTAAGGACAATCCAACTCTAGCCACGCTTTCTTTGATGACGGTAGGGTTTGGCCTGCTCAAAGTTACTATTATGGCAACGCTCTCGCCTATTCGAATGTTATTGGGTGTGTTGGGGTTGATGCCTAAATCTTTGGGGAACATTGTTTCTTCAATGAAAAACTTAGGGACGGCATCAGGGGCGGCCAAAACCTCAATCAACGCAACCAAAGATACTGTCGGAAAAGCCGCATCTGAATTTACATCCTTCGGCACAACAGCTGAAAAATCCGCAGAACGCGCCAATGCAGGCGTAAAAGGATTTGCAGGCAAGCTATCTGGCCACTTGGGTTCAGTTAAGGTATTTGCTGGGGGCGCACTTCGCCTATTGGGTTCTGTGGTCAATTGGGCTGGTTGGCTCATCTTGGCGGGGCAATTTGGTTGGGCGATTGGTAAGTGGATCGGCTCGCTCAAAGTGGGCGGAACAGAAATTAACACCCACATCCAAAATATTGTCAATGACATCGTGTCCAATTGGGATTTGATGATCAACTCTCTTAAAGGCGCTTGGCTATCCTTTAAAGAGTTCTTTACAGGTGAGCAATTACAGGCCCGCGCTGAAATTCAAGAAACGCGCCGTCAGATTAAGGAGCAGCAAGAGCGTCTTCATGTAGTTACGGAAGGCGAAAAGCAAGAAAAGGTTAATAACATCTCAACCGAAGTAACCAAGCGTTACGCGAATTTGCTTAAAGGTGCAAAAGTTGGCGATACGGTTAAGGGAGTTAAAGTTACCGATAGCGTCAAGAACTGGGCTAACGCTTACGAGTACAGCCAATCTGGGGCTCGTTATGGCCATACTGACGTCAAAGCCCCACGTATGCCTTATGAAGTTAAGGTTCAATACGACAAAGCGATGGGGCATGTCAAAAAGAACTATGGCTTAACTTCGGACGAACAGAAGAAAACATCTGCAACTACTGACAAAGACAACCACACTTCAGCTACCCCAGCTGGCTTCATGCCGGGAACTGGTAATCACGATATTAGCTCTCCAACGCTTGCTACCAAGCCTAAAAAAGATCGAGGCTCTGGTGGTTCAACTCGTGACTTTGAAAGCAAAGTCATGGGGGTTAATGAAGGTCTGTTAGCTAAAATTGCGGAGCTGAATGTTCTTGATGATTCAGTTTTGGAAAAAGGCGCGCCAGATTACTACAAACTCGCCAAGCTTTCATTTATCAAAGAGTGGATGCAAGGCAACTTTGACGATGGCAGAAACCCTAAGAATCGCCCATTTGCTAACCGCAGCTACCAAAAAGGGCGCGTATGGAAGCAAGAGGATATTGACTGGAACGCCGTAGATCCAAAAACAGGTATTTCAGTTGAGCAGATTCTCAAAAACATGGCTCAAGTTCGTCAGCTTGAAGACATGCATAAGTCGGTTCAATTTGCGGTTTCTAAATCAGCAAATGCAAATGAGAACTTCAAAGACTCACTCGAAGATGCAACAAATGACATAGACAATCAAAGTGATGCTTTGGCTGCATTACGTCGTGAATTTGCGCGATTTGAAGCGAAGAATCCGTTCGCATACGGCGACCCTAATTACGTTTCAAATAAAAATGCATCTATCGCAATGCAAACAGCTTCAGATTATTTGGGTTACGCGAAAAAGGCGAAAAACTCAAACTCCGAAGATTCATCTGTATTTGTCGACAATGAATACGCGCGAAACCAACAAGCGGTAAATAAAAAGTATGACGACCTGATCAAGCCATACAAGTTGATTCAATCTCAACTTGACGAGCAGATCGCCTCTTTAGACGCCGTACAGCAACGCACTCAAGAACAAGAGGACTTGTATGCGAAGTTATTGCAGACACGCAAAGACTTTGAAGAAGAGTTTTCAGAGTTTTACCGCATTCAAGAGGAAAAGCGCCGCCGTGAGCTAATGTCCACCTATGATCAGGCAATGATCAAATGGCGGGATTACGAAACCACATATCGTCAAACCATTTCAGATCTTGGCGTTGAAATGTCGGATGGCATTTTTAATAAGTTCCTGAAAGGCGATGACGTCTCCCTAAGCGGCATCTTGTCTGAGAGCGCATCTAAAATTTCACAAGGCGCTTTCCGCTACGTGTGGCAAGACATGTCTAAACGCGCGCTTGGTGATGGCGCTAATACCGACCTTTACTCAATGGGCAAATCCTTACTCAAAGGCGAGGCCGTTGATGAAAGTGGATTTGTTGGAAAGTGGCTAAACAAAATCCGTGGTTTGACTGGGGTGGCGTCAAGTGACTCTTCAGCAGACTCGGCGGAGGCTTCTAACACAATCGCGGTAAATGCCAACACCGCAGCAATTCAAAACCTCACAGCAGCACTCCGTGGCCAAAGCATTTCTAGTGTCATTGGTGGTGTTGCATCATCAGTTGGTGGTGAAGACCTAACAACCTTCGCAAGCGCAGTACTAGGGCCTGAAAATGTTGGGGCTATTGATTATGTCAATGGTTCTGGTGGCTTCCTTGACCATCTAGCCGGCGGGTTTGAAGGTGGTGCCGGTATGGACCCTAACTTACCTAGCTTCCTCAACGGCGGATTGATGGATAAAAGCGTTGGGGGTTCGCTAGAAGGCGCAGAAGGTGGAGTGCTTGGTGGTCTGTTTGCGCAGATCAAATCTGGCTTCATGGACATCTTCGGACAGGGAGCGGGTGGCGGCATCTTCTCAACAATCAAGTCGGGCTTCTCTAATTTATTCAGCAACGGCAGTGGCTTAATGAGTTCTATCGGCAGTGCATTTAGCAGCTTGTTCGGTGGAGGCGCTGGCGGTGGTGGAATTTTTAGCAGCCTAGCAAGTGCCATTAGTGGTTTGTTTAGCGGTGGCGGTGGAGCTGGCGGAGGTATGGGAGGTGCTGGTGGCTGGATTGGTGCGGCTGCATCTATCGCTTCCTCTTTCTTTGCTAACGGTGGCGCTTTTGGCGCTGGTACACATGCTTTTGCTAACGGCGGGGCATTTACCAATGGGATTTACGATTCACCAACCTACTTCAAGTTTGCCAAAGGTGGCGGATTTGCAAACGGCGTAATGGGAGAAGCTGGGCCAGAAGCGGTCATGCCATTGCAACGTGATTCTTCAGGACGTTTAGGGGTTGCTCTAAACGGAGGCGCGCCAGTTGGTGGGGGCACGGTTGTAAGCATCAACATTGAAGTCAACAACAATGGAGATACAACAACAGAAAGCTCAAAAGGCGGAGACAACGAATCCAACTGGAAAGACTTGTCTAACAGAGTCAAGTCATTAGTTCAGGAAGAGATCGTGAAGCAAAAACGACCAGGCGGTATGTTGCGTTCAACAAACCAGTAAAAATCAATCAAAAAAATCAGTCAGGACTGACTTACTATGCTAAAATTTGAATGGAGTCCAGATTTAGGCTGTGAGCGGGATGAAACCCCGCTCGTTACAGTCACGAAATTTGGCGATGGATATGAAGCAAGACTGGCAACAGGAATTAACTCCCAACCGAATAAATGGACTGTCACGTTCACGAAGAACTTAGACGAGTACCGAAAAATTCGGGCTTTCCTTAAACAGCATGGAGCAGTTAAGGCGTTTGAGTGGGTTGATCCAGAAGGCGAATTAGGACGATACGTCTGCCGGTCTTGGAAAAGTAAACAAGTCGGGTTCGGAGTACTTCAGATAACGGGGGTATTCGAACAGGTATTTGAGTAAGGACACTCGTGAACATTCCAGTTGTAAACATTCAGACGGAGATTCAATCGCTTTCTCCGTCAGCTTTGGTGGAGTTGTTTGTAATCGACACCACAATGTTTGAAAACGGCTCAATTATGCGTTTCCACTCAGGAATCGCGCAGGGCTATCAAGACATCGTTTGGCAAGGCTTGAATTACAAGCCTATGCCAATCGAAAGCAGCGGTTTTGACAAGACAGCTCAAGGCACTTTGCCACGCCCTAAGCTAAAAATTGCCAATGTGGGCGGTTTGTTCTCGGCTATGGTCATCCAAATGGACGATCTGGTGGGCGCTCGAATCACTCGCAAACGAACTTTTGCTCGCTATCTTGATGCTGTCAATTTCCGCAACGGCAATCCAGAAGAGAACCCCGACCAACATTTACCAGACGAAATGTGGCTGGTTGATCGTAAAGCTACCGAAACCAAAGATGTCATCGAATGGGAGCTGGCTTCAGCATTTGATTTCGACGGCATCAAACTGCCTTATCGACAAGTTCTAAAGAACTCATGCGCATGGCGGTATCGAGGCCCTGAATGTGGCTACTCAGGTGGCTATTACGACGAGTTTGACCAGCCTACAAACGACATCAATAAGGACTGTTGCCCAAAGCGGTTTACGTCCTGCAAAGCCCGACAAGGTAGTGATGTTGTTTTGACGTTTGGTGGAATGCCGGGGGTTCAACGTGGCGACGATTAATCCTAAAGCTCGTCAGTCTGTTGCTGCCCGAATCCGTGAAATTGCTGAGCTTCGTTACCCATACGAAGCTTGCGGCTTCATTGTGGGGGTGGGCAAGAAGACTCTCGTTATCGAAAAGCAAAATGAAGCACACAACAAACGCACTAACTTCTTAATGAATCCCGGCGCTTGGGCTGAAGCGGAGCAAGAAGGTGAGCTTTTAGGCGTTTGGCATACCCATGTTGAAGAGCCGGCACGACCAACACCAGCAGATTTAGCTGCGTGCGAAGAAAGTGAATTGCCGTGGTTCTTGATGGGCATTTATAAGCGCTCAGACTGCTTTGAATTTTCCGATCTTATTTACTTTGAGCCGACTGGATACCAACAACCTTACGTTGGTCGTCCATATGTGTACGGCACGTTTGATTGCTGGTCACTCGTTGTTGATTACCTTAAACGCGAATTAAACATTGAGATCAGCAACAACTATCCACGACTTGAAAACTTTTGGCTCAAGGATGAGACAAATTTTTTCGACACCCACTTCGCCAATGAAGGTCTTTTCGAAATCGAAGGAGAGCTTCAAAAGGGCGATGTTTTGATGTTTCAAACGGACGCCAGCGGTCACGCAAACCATGTCGGCGTCTACATTGGAAACAATCAATTTCTTCATCACGTTCAAGGTCGCTTATCAACCATTGATACCTACGGCGGCTATTGGGAAAAGCACACCATCAGACGATTGAGACACGTAAATGCTAGTTAGCGTTCATCTTCATGGCCCAATGGGCAAGGAGTTTGGCAAGGAATGGAACCTAGCTATCAAAACTCCACGCGAAGCATTAGCTCTCATTGATGCAAACACAGGACGTTTGTTTCATTGGATGCGAGCAAATCTTCAAAAGTACAAAAACTACCGAGTGTTTTGCATCTTCAAGAACGGCAAAAAGGAATTTTTGACGAAAGACACTTTGCTCTCGGCAAACAACATTCAATCCGTTCACTTCGCTCCTGTCGTTACGGGTTCAGGTAAGTGGGGAAAAATCATCGCCGGTGTGGTTTTGATGGTCGCTTCCTACTGGCTTGGCCCAATGGCGTTCCAAGCCGGACTTGCGCTTGTTATGAGCGGGGTAAGTGAGCTTCTAGCTCCGAAGGTCAAAACTGGCTCAACCAGAACCTCTCATTACTTTCAAGGCGCCACCAATACGGTGCAGCAAGGCGACCCCGTTCCTTTGATTTACGGACGAATCAAAACGGGTGCTTCGCCTATTTCCGTACGCATGACTGTCAACGAATTGTCAGCTTTTACAACCACTCAAACGAATCAAGTAAAAGGGTTTTTGCATGGAAGCAGTAACCAACCTACAAACTATTAATCAAGCTATTAAAGATGTACATAAGGCCCCTAAAGTCATCGCAGGCGCAGGCGGTGGCGGTGGTGGCAAAGGGGGCAGTGAATCAGACGACGATCTTGAATCGAAATCGTTCCTGTCTTTGATTGATTTGCTCGGTGAGGGGCAAATTGGTGGCTTGGTAGATGACAGCCCTAAGTCAATCTTCCTTAACGATACGCCTTTGGTGAACGCGGCAGGGGAGTACAACTTCCAAAACGTAACTTGGGCCATGCTTAAAGGAACCCAAGACCAGCCATCTTTAGGTGAAGGTTTCGACACTGTTGAGTCTTCTACTTCGGTTGGGCAGCTTATTACCCGCGATTCTCCTGCAACTTTCTCAATTACAGACCCAAATGCAGATAGAGCGCGTGTAATTATCTCTACACCATCTTTGATCAGTACAACCAGTCGTGGCGACATTGTTGGCTCATCAGTCGAGTACAAATTCTCTATCTCGCTGAATAACAGTCATTTTGTTGAGATCGGCAAAGGCAAAATCACAGGTAAGACACGCTCGCGTTATCAGCGTCAATACGAGTATGCGCTTCCAAAACAAACGGAAGACGGCACACGCGTAACAATGTGGACGATCAAGATTGAGCGCGTAAGTCCTGAGAGTAATGAATCATCAACTTCAAACGATATTTACCTTGATAGTTATTCGGTAATTATCGGTTCGCGTTTGTCTTATCCAAACTCAGCCGTTTTTGGATTGAGTATTTCGTCAGAACAATTTCAAAGCATTCCAACCCGTTCTTACTTAGTTGACGGTTTACTCATTCGCGTTCCGTCTAACTATGACTACAAAACGCGTAAATACGAAGGTACTTGGAACGGCACTTTCAAACTCGCTCCAAGCGATAACCCTGCATGGATTCTTTACGACGTTATTACCAACGAGCGTTATGGCTTAGGTCAATTTGTTGACCCTGCATATGCAAACCCTGCTCGCTTATATGTGATTGGTCAATATTGTGACGAAATGGTCGATGATGGTTTTGGCGGAAAGGAACCACGTTTCACATTAAATACCGTAATCAATAGCATTTCAGATGCTTATCAATTAATTAGCGACATCACTTCCGTATTCAACGGCATGGCCTACTGGTCTGGCTCTCAATTTGGCTACATGTGCGACATGCCAACTCAGCCGACCATGCTTTACAACGCCTCAAACGTTGTTAATGGTGAGTTTGTTTATTCGGGCGCGTCTCGAAAAGACATGCATTCAGTTGCTTTGATTACTTGGAACGACCCTGAACGCAACTATCAACGCGCCGTTGAATATGTTGAAGACCCTGAACTCATTCAACGTTACGGCGTGCGTAAAGCTGAAATTACATCATTCGGCTGTACATCACGCGGTCAGGCGCATCGTATCGGTAAATGGTTGCTTTATACAGAGCGTAACCAGTCACGCACCATTTCCTTCAAAGTTGGTGTTGATTCTTCCTTTGTGCTTCCGGGTGACGTTGTACAGATTGCAGACCCTAATCGCTCAGGCAAACGAATGGGCGGTCGTTTAATTGGCGCAACTGCAACTTCAGCAACTCTCGATTCTGAAATTATTCTCAACGAAAACTCATCAATCATGTTGCGCTTGGCGAGTGGTGATTTTGTCGAACGTAACATCAAGACCATTGGCACTGACTTAGCAACAGGCAACTCGGTTATCAACTGGGATACTGCGCTTTCTACATTGCCAACGGATAACGCCGTTTGGATTGTTAAGTCTCCAGAGTTAGAGCCTCAACTTGCGCGTGTAGTTGCCATTGGTGACAGCGAGGATGCTCCGGGAACTTACACGATCACTACAATCGCTCACAACCCAAGCAAATTCGACTTCATCGAAAGCAACATTCAGCTTGATAGTCCGAATGTGACAATCATTTCGCCGTCACTCATTGAGGCGACAAAGAATGTTGAAATCATTGAAGAAGCACGTATCGAACAGGGTATTACGGTTCGAAACATGTCGATCAATTGGGAGCAAGTGCCGAACGCTGTTTCTTACGAAGTTAAGTATAAGAAAACCGAAGGTAACTGGTTCACACTTCCAATTACAAAAGGATTAAGCGTAGAGATTGAGAATGTCTACGAGGGTGAATATGTGGCTCAAGTAGTAGCTATTTCGTCCACTGGCAGCCGTTCACCAGCAACCTACTCTATTCCTACAAAAGTTAATGGCCAAGCTTCGGTATTGCCAAAACTAGGCTTATTTAAAGCTACGCCTGCAATGTTTGCCATTGACCTTGCATGGGAATACGCGCCGGGCACCAAAGGCGTTGATCACGTAGAGATTCAAATGAGCCTAGACAACTCATTAGAAGCTAACTTTGCTCTACTAGGCACATATCCAGACCCAATGAAAGCCCACCAAGTGACAGGTTTAAACCTGAGTGATACGCGTTGGTTCCGCGCTCGCTTAGTGGACAAATTCGGAATCTCTGGCGAATGGTCTGATGTTGTATCGGCTGCACCAGATATTGACCCGGATAAAGTACTTGAAGTTATTTCTGGGCATATTGACGAAAGCGTTTTAGATACTGCCTTACAGGAAAAAATTGATACCTCTGAGCAAACTGCCAATGCCGCAAAAGATGCAGCGGCTACCGCTAAGAACACGGCAAATTTAGCGCAAAACGTAGCCAAAGAGGCTCAAAGCACTGCCGCGACCGCTCAAAACCAAGCAAATGCCGCTAAGACCGCCGCAGATCAAGCCGTTGCCGCATCAAACCAAGCCAAAGACACAGCAGATAAGGCCACTTCAGCTGCAACTACTGCGCAAACGATGGCGAACAGCGCTTCTACAGCGGCAGCGAAAGCCAATACAGCCGCAACGAACGCACAAACAACCGCGAATAATGCAGCGTCCGCAGCGTCAAAAGTTGCCAGCGATTTAACAACCTCAACAAATCAGTTGAACCAAAAAATCGCCGATGAAGCAGATGCACGCACAGTGGCAATTTCTAATCTGAAAGACGGTCTCACGACAGAAACAACTCAACGCAAGTCAGAAGACGCTGCGTTGTTAAGCAACATTGAGACGTTCAAATCAAGCACTAAAGGCTCGTTATCTAGCTTGCAAGAGCAGATCACAACGAACGCCACGAATACAGATGCCAATGCTCAGAAAATCACGTCGCTTGATTCCCGTTTGACCACAAACGAGGGCAAAACCGCCGAAGCGATTAATTCTGCTGCTACAGCTCAACAAACCGCAAGTACAGCGGTAGACAAGGCTAACGCTGCCGCAAACTCCGTTACAGCTCTTAAATCAGAATTAAGCAGCGGAAAAGGCATTAATAACATTGTTGCGCCCTTCTCGGACCCACAAGAACTTCCAGCTCTAGGTGGAGCAGGTCGTACCGTAGCTTTAGTGGACTCTGCGTTACGTCGAAACGGTAAGGCTTACAAAGTGTCATTCACGGCGGCGGCTCATTATGTGTATTTCGGCACCGCTCAGGCCGCTCTAGCGCCATCACAAATGGCGATGCAAGTTGAGGCGGGGCGCGCTTATACATTTAGCGCTTGGTTGAAGGCTTTATCAACGGCCGTTCCATCATTCCGTTTCAACATCATGTGGTTTATTCGTGACCCTAGCACTGGAAACATCACAACAAATGCCGGAATCATTTTTCCACAAGGTCAAACAGATTCTTACGTTGCTCCAAACGCTAACGGTCAACGTTATTCCTTTAAACCAGTCAACTCACCTGCAAACACAATCGGCGCAACCGTCTATGTTGTAGGCAACCCTTCGGGGCCTTCTGCCGGCGAATACCTCATCGATATGTTGATGCTAGAAGAGTCTGTCGGTTCCGAAAAGCCTGCTTCTACGTGGACGGCGGGTCCTGCTGATCTAAATGCGATTAAGAATGCCTTAGATACAAACGCTGTAGCAATCAACAACCTAACTACACGCGTTTCGAACGACGAGGGGAAAATTACATCTCAGGGCAATTCGATCACGCAACTAAACAACAGCATTAATACGATTAATGGAACCCTTTCAAACAAAGCGGATGCTACGGCTTTAAATGCATTAACAACTCGCGTTTCTAATGCTGAGGGGCAAATTTCATCACAAGGGTCGTCAATTGTCTCTCTTCAAAACGATCTAGCATCTACCAACAAAGCCGTTTCAACCAAAGCTGACTCAAGCGCTCTCAATTCTTTGGATTCAAAAGTATCAGAAATTGATGGTCGAGTAACAAGTACTGCCAATGCCGTTACCTCGCTTCAGGGCAGTGTTTCCAGCATTGAGAAGGGGCTTTCAACTAAAGCTGACGCGTCTGCATTAAACAACTACTACACAAAAACTGAGGCTGATTCTGCCGCCTCTGGCGCAATCGACAAGTTCAACAGTCAATTGACGATTGGTGGTGTAAACGTTGTTGCGAACTCCGAAGCTCCTCGCACTTCAACTGCCGCAACGAATCGCGAATATTTACTGTATGAACGTAGCGCCGAATTAAAAGCGTTCTATGACGAAAACCTTGAGAAGCCAATCACGATTTCGTTTGAAATGAGCGTTCCTGTGGCTGGACCGGTTCAAGTTTATTCGTCAAATGGTTCTGCTCACCAATTCGTTACTTTCGTTAATGCAATTATCGTAAATCAATTTGCCAAATATTCAGTAACAGTTAGTCCAAAAGCGCATACGGCAAGTACAACTGTTTCGACAATTGAGTTCTATGGAACGTATGGAACTGGCCGTATCCCGACGATTCGTAAATTACAAATTGAAGCGGGCACAAAGGCTACCGCTTGGAGTCCAAGCCCTCGTGATACAAAGGCTGCAATTGACGCCAATGCTTCTGCAATTCAAACGACCCAAACAAAAGTTGACAATATCGATGGTCGAGTAACAAGTACTGCCAATGCCGTTACCTCGCTTCAGGGCAGTGTTTCCAGCATTGAGAAGGGGCTTTCAACTAAAGCTGACGCGTCTGCATTAAACAACTACTACACAAAAACTGAGGCTGATTCTGCCGCCTCTGGCGCAATCGACAAGTTCAACAGTCAATTGACGATTGGTGGTGTAAACGTTGTTGCGAACTCCGAAGCTCCTCGCACTTCAACTGCCGCAACGAATCGCGAATATTTACTGTATGAACGTAGCGCCGAATTAAAAGCGTTCTATGACGAAAACCTTGAGAAGCCAATCACGATTTCGTTTGAAATGAGCGTTCCTGTGGCTGGACCGGTTCAAGTTTATTCGTCAAATGGTTCTGCTCACCAATTCGTTACTTTCGTTAATGCAATTATCGTAAATCAATTTGCCAAATATTCAGTAACAGTTAGTCCAAAAGCGCATACGGCAAGTACAACTGTTTCGACAATTGAGTTCTATGGAACGTATGGAACTGGCCGTATCCCGACGATTCGTAAATTACAAATTGAAGCGGGCACAAAGGCTACCGCTTGGAGTCCAAGCCCTCGTGATACAAAGGCTGCAATTGACGCCAATGCTTCTGCAATTCAAACGACCCAAACAAAAGTTGACAATATCGATGGTCG